CTTTGGGAGCGATGTCTTTTGGCATATATCATCAATTTACGAGTAATAAAATTATGGAAATGAATAATGAAAAAATAGAAATACAACATAAATATTCTATTGATAAAATAGAAATACAACATAAAACGGAATTTGATGAATATAAAAAAGAAATGGATGAAAGATTTAATAAATTAGAACAAAGGAGATTTTGGTGGTAATATGGAGAGAAAGTATGAAAGATTAGTATTTGAATTATTTATAATGGAAATAATATTTTTGAGTTGGGTTATGAAATAAATAATTATAATGTTATAAATTAATTCGGTGTCAGAGATAAACAACGCATTTTCTTCAACACTAAAATATGTGGCAGATAAACTGACATATCATATACTCGTTCTCTCAAACCGACATAATATTCATATCGTTCTTTGTCTAATTCGTGTTCATTTACCTTACAATTTCCAGTCGCAATCTGTTCCACGTTTTTCTTGAGTATTACCGAATTCGGGTTCTGTTGAATTATTGTATTATATATCTTGATTGTTCGCCAATCTTCCAAGACTTTCTCAAATACAAATATCACTTCTTCTGCTGTAGCATTTCGTTTATCTGTTCGTTTTATTTCTCTCTTCTTCTTTTTTATCTGTCTCAATTTATTATAATCCATTTATATCTTTATATAAATTAAAACAATCTTTTTAATTTATAAATAATCTATATACAGAACTGAAATTTAAATCTTCAACGGTCATTGACCAGAAGAATTAAAACCGCACTATGTGGTTTAATTCTTCTCTGGTTTAATGTTATAAGTTGAGTATGAATGATATTATTAAACTGATAATTTAGCTGTACGATTTGTTATAAAATAAAAATTATTATATGGTAAATTTTTATCTAATGATTTGTTAAGACTTTTTTCAGACATAGAAAGAGTTTTATAACAATCACTTTTATTCATAAATTGTTTTATTACTATGTTTTCAGTATCACGTTGTTCAACACAAGTTTTATATAATAGAAACTCTTCTTTACAAAAATTATCTTTTAAATCATCAGAACATTTATCGTATAATATATAATAATTTTCATTTAATAATTTATTATATTTTACTGCATTTTCTAATGCGTTTAATGTTATATTAGGTTTATTTAATTCATATGCCGATTTTCTATCTAAATATACATTTAATATTTTTGTTTTTTCTTTGTTTATTTTTGCGATATAACACTTATATTTTGTGCCGTTTTAAATGTGCGAGGGTGTAAAACATTTAATAGTTAACATTATTTTTTTAATATTTTGACCACCACTACCATTTTTTTTCTTAACCTGCAGGATAAGCGAATTTTCATCAGTTAAGTTTGTTTTTGTCGCTACAAAAGCGAAATTTTTATAATCTTTATCAATTACAAAAAATCTTTCTAATACTGTTACAGCATTTACTTTTTGTTGAAATCCTAACCATTTCCATATATAATCCATATCAATTTTAAATTCATTTTTATCATAATTTAAATAGCAATAAAAGCTACTTATAAATAATTGTTGTTCAAAACCAGTAAAATTTTCTTTAATTTTCTTTAATAATTTTGAGTTATATGTGTTTGTAAGCTTTGTGATTGGATTGCTCTCAATAAGTTCAACGATATTTAACTGTTCCATACGGTTATATATGTATGTATTCTCTTTAAGTCCTTTTTCGCTTTTTAAATATATAAAAGCGAATTAATAATTGACCACTATGTTTTCTTCTTTTGAACTAACTTTGTTTCAGACAAAGTGAATTTTTTGTAATCCATATCAATTACAAAAAATCTTTCAAGAATCGTTCAGTTGCTATTTTGTGTAAATCCTCAACATAATTCATTATATATGTCATTTGTTATTGTTAATGATTGATTATAACATTAATTTATAATCAATTTTTTATATTAATAAAACAATATAATAAATATCTGTAACCCACACGCTTAATTTGAGTAAGCACGCAGTATCCTATATGTTTCTATATAGGGCGGACTATACCTTAGATCTTCACCGAGAATTGCTAGTTCTCTCAGACCCATTCCATTATAGTCTCTGAACCTTCTCCAGTATGCTTGCTTGGCGCACTTAGGAGCTTGGCTGCAGATTATCCAATTTTTTTCGTTGTCACTATGCTCTAGGTCATTACCCCGAGTATTTGCTATATTTTCATATAACAAAGTAGTAGAAAAAGCTATAAGGATTTCCCTGCAATTTAGAAATGTTGCCTCCTTTTGACTTGATAGTCAGTAAGAGACTAGCTGATTATATGATGCGATATTACATAAATCGCATATCTGCTTTACACTATTTATCCATACTAGAAGACAGATATCTAATATGGTAGTCAGCTGTTGGGCCCTGATTAGCATCAAATAATGTGCTAGGTTAAGGCCACCCATACCACTCATAATACGAAGAACGTTGTAATTGGTAGCGTAAACACGGACTTTAGCGGTCTTTGTTCCTTCAACCGTAGCATTTGAGAGCACAAGTTGGAGTGTCGCGTTATCAATTCGTGAGAAATTACATGTCCCCGAGGGTTGGTGTTCTTCAGGGCGTAGAGCAAAAGAATAAACGTTAATACCTTCATCAGGGCAACGAGTATGTGACTGGAATGGTTGAACCCATGAGAAGTAAGATCCTTCGCGTTCAGAGAAACGATCTTGTCCGTTAAGCTGGAGCTTGGCAACAACGACGGGGTTCTGTCCCCAACAATGCATATCGATGGAGGTTTCAGATAGAACGAAAGTTCCGGCATCAGAGACGGAAGAGTTGTTCATATGACCGTTACCAGATGCGAAATCGGAAGCGGATGCTCCAACACCGGCAAGTGCGGCGGCAAGGTTGCCGGCGTTGTATCCAACATTAGGTCCGCCAAGATTTGCCTCATTGTAAGCATCACCAGGTCCGTGCCAATATCCAGTAAATCCGGCATCAACTTGAGCATCCATAGCTCCAGCATCATCAAAAAGACCACGAGCATCGATGTAGTTTCCGTTGCTTGTTTCTGCGGGTCCACCGAAAGCGTGGATGGCGTTGGGAAGAGCATCAATAGCATCGGTATAGTTGAAGGGTTGAGCTCCAAGAACCTTGAAAAGGAGGGCGTCACAGAGAAGAGCGGAACAATAATCCACGTTCTGGTCAGGCTGGACAACCCATATAAGCTCTTTTACTGGATGGTTGAAGTTAAGCTTTATTTTATTCGAAGAAGATCCAACCGATTCATCACCCGTGAACTGGAGCTGGGAGATCAAATATTCGTGAGGATTTTGTGCAAAACGTCTTCGTTCATCAGTATCAAGGAAGACATAGTCAACATAAAGAGAAGCGGCAACAAGAGATTGATTGTAAGCAATAGTGGCGGAAACGGCAGTTCCAACCATCTTTTGTGTGTTGTTATAAGCAGATGAATTATTGGCATCATAAGTTCCGGTGTTGCAGCTGAGGGAAGTAACAGCCCAGAGACACTCATCGATCGGGCGAAGATCGAGATTAATTTTTACTTCGTGATACTGTAAGGCGATGAGTGGTAATGCTAGCCCGGGATTGGCATTGAACCAAAACTGGAGCGGAATATAAAGAGTTGTCTCTGGAAGTGCGTTACGAGGAGCACACACTTGACGAGGTGCGAGGGAATCGCAAGGTCCATCAACATCGGCGAAAGAAGGATCGGTGATGAATGTTAGTTGAGTGGTGTTTCCGATCATCTTGAAATATCCGCGCTGTTGTTCGGCCGTCATTGTGAGCTGATTCCATATATGCATCCAATCACCGTATTGTCTGTCGATTCTTTGACCCCCAATTTCGACCTCAACTTGTGCGATAATCTGTTCACCTGGGAAATCTAGCCAACGAGCATAAACGGATCCGGCTCCAGACGCAAGGGATGATGTATTTCCCATATATTGGTTAATTTCGGGAAGTGTGACCTGAAGATAAGTGCGGTAAGCAAGATCTCCATTTCGACTGATGATACAGGTAACACGGCGACCGAAATCGGCTTGACCGTTGAAAGTTTGTTCAATTGATTCAATCGCAAAGTTTGTGTATCTGCGATACGTCACCTTCCAAAAGGTGATCTGTGGATTTCCTGTAAGATATACGTCTTGTGCTCCGTAAGCTACTAATTGCATCAAACCCCCTCCCATAAAGTTGTTATAGTATCAACAAAGATAAAAATTTAAGGAAATTAATTTAAATTTAATTTAAATTTAATTTAAATACTTATATTCCTAAATAACAAAAAATAAAATATATATTTTATATAAAATATATAAATTTATAAATTTAAAATATTGATGTAACCATATACAATAACATTATTAAATATTTAATTCGTATTATAAAATAAATATACAATTTCAATAAATTTTTCTGTTTTTGTTTCAATCCAAAAGTTTATTGTATTTTTTAATATATTTAAACGATTATCCCAGTCACTTTTATTTCTTATTTTTAAAATACCGCTAGTTTTAGAAATTGAGAAACAAGATTTAACTTTTCCTATTTCAAGTTTATAACTATCTGGGTTAAACCGAATAAATATAATTGGTCTGTGATTTAAATCTTAAGATAAAATCATCATGCGTTTATTTTCGCAATAGCTTTCATATATAGAATGCTGTTTTTCATCTACTTCAATAATTATTATTTGATAACCTAAATCAAGTAATAGATCTGGTCTTTTTTCAGAACACCCGTCTTGAACTTTTTTATCACAAATCCATGTTTTATCTGGAAAATTATCTAATATAAAATTTTTAACAAGTAATTCTTTTGTTTTATAATTACGAAAAGCAGGTTTATCTGGAAATAAATGTATATGACACCACCAACAATAACCATCATATTTAGTATATGATGTATGACAAAATATAGATTTACATAACTCCCGAACCACCACAGATTTTACAATATTGTTTTAATTTTCTATGTATACATATTTCAGTTCCATTACAATCCAAACATCGTTCTTTTCTTTTATTATGTTCACAAATTCCAAATCCTTTACAAATAAAACATCTATAAATATTTATGTCATGTTCGCATATTTGAGAACCATTACACTCCATACATCTTTCCTTTCTTTTCTCATGTTCGCATATTTGAGAACCATTACATTCAAGACAATATTCTTTTCTTCTATGGTGAATACAAAGAGCAGAACCACCACAACCCAATGAACATCTTGTTTTTACTGATCCATGTTCACAGTAAGCTCCACCACCACCACCACCACCTTTACAAGTTCTACAAAAATATTTTATAATTCCGCATTCACATATAGCCGAACCACCACATCATTCTTCCTTACAATTTGCTTTGAGAGTTCCATGCTTACAATAAGCATTACCTTTACATAATTTACACGAATATTTTCGTTTATTATGTTCCACACATTTATATTCTTTGTAATTCTTTTTGACAACTACTATACTCATTTTTGTTTATCATACAAATCAATCATCAGGTATATTTAAGTTCAATTTTTTATTTAATTTCACTATTTCTCTCTATAAATTAAACCAATATGTCAATTGTTTCGTAAAATATATTTTTATAAATATATTTCCATTAATATTGAATCTTGAATTTAAAATACAGAGAGAAAAATATAGACGGTCTAAAATATATATCTAATAAACTACTTAAAGAGATACTGTAATATATAGTATTACAGTATCCATGGAAATTGTTAAAGCATTCACGTTAAATGAACTACATACGAATATTACTATTAAAGGAACTCATAAAGAGCCTTTATTTAGAGCAAGTGATATTGGTGAAATTTTAGAATTAAGCAATATTAGAAAAACTATACAAGATTTTGATAATACTGAAAAAGTTACCGTGTATTCCGGTGACGGAACTTCTGGAAATCCAAATATAACATTTCTTACCGAATCTGGATTATATAATGTTTTATGTATATCAAAAAAACCAATAGCAAAAAAATTTCGTAAATGGGTTTTTGAAGTAATTAAAGAAATTCGTCTCACAGGAGAATACAAATTAAATAAAGAGAATGAAGAACTTAAAAAACAACTTGAAGAAAAAGACAAAGAAACAAATACATTAATATATCAAAATCAATTAATTAATCATAATAAATTTTTACAATTATTTAGTAAAAACCAAGTTGTTTATATAATATTATTGAGACAGGAACTGAATGAAAATGGAGAAAAAATATATATTATAAAAATCGGAAAAAGTGAAAATTTACCAAGAAGAACCAAAGAACTTTCTACTGAATATATGGTAAAGGACCCATTAATACTTGATATTTACGAATCATCAAATATAACAGACTTGGAAACTTGTATAAAAAATCACGGTTTTGTAAAAAAATTACATTATGATTATATAACAAATAATAATAAAATTGCTACAGAAACCTATTCCGTAAATGAAAATGAATTAAAAGATTTAAAAATAATTATTAAAGAAATACAAGACAATTTATCAAATAATTATAAAGATATGAATAAAAAAATACAATTACAAGAAGCAGAATTAAAAAATAATGAAATTAAATTGAAAATAACAGAAAATACCTTAAAAATTGTTGAAAAAATAAACGAAACTGATATTCTTGACGAATTTCAATATAAACTTGTTACTGATATAAAAAATGAAATAATAAATGAATTTTCAAGTAAAACTGGAGTAGTTTTATCTAATAATACAATTAAACCAAGAACTGTAACTAGTAATAGAATTCCTGAAATTTATCAATATAATCCAGAAGATTTAACAATACCTTTAAGAAAATATAATAGTCCTATAGATTTAGCGAGAGAAAATTCTAATATTGTTTTAAATTCATTACGAAATGCTATTAGAGATAACACAATTTATAAAGATTATCGTTGGATTTATGTAAATAGAAATGAAAATCCACCAGAAAATATACCAGCAACAAAAGAAACTATTATAAAATCACACGATAAAGATACGTATCTAGCTCGGTTAGATGATAAAAAGAGTAAAATAATTAGTGTATATACATCACATAGAGAAGCCGTGGAAGATATGGAAAAAATTATGAATAAGAACACAAAAACTCATAGTTTTAATAGAGCCATAAAAACTGGTGGATTACAGTTTGGATTTTGCTGGAATATTTTTGATAATTGTTCTACAGAATTACAAAATGAATTTTTAAGTCATTCAAAATTACCAGAAAAATATGTAAATCCTCTTGGTAAATGTATACTGAAAATATGCCCTAATTCAGGTAAAACAATTGAATCGTTTACTTCCAAAGTTGCAGCTGCTAAAAATTGTGGTATATCAACAAAAAAATTATCTTTATTACTTGATACAGCTGAAATATATCAAGAATTTAAATGGAAACGTATTTAAATTCTTTATACATAATAATATTTCTTTGTAATATTATTGACAATTCAAATACTTTCCGTCAGCCTTTCTCTCCACGAATTAAACCAAGATGTCAAATATTTCAAGAAAATATATTTATAAAAATATATTTTCCATTAAAAACATATCTTATTTTAGAATTACGGAGAGAAAGAGCTAGAGGGTGTTTAAATTTAATATGTATTATAAAAACATACTTAAAGAGATAAGCTATAATATAGTATAATGGAAGTCCAGATGTATGACGAAATCAAAGACGGATTGTTTCAATTAATTGAAACTGAAATGAGTGATGGAGAAGAGCAATTATTTATGAAAAGTTATAAATTGTTTTTACAATATGGTTCAAATAGTAAAGAATTTGTTATTAATTTTGATATTGTTTGGAACTGGGTTGGATTTACAAAAATTGGAAATGCTAAAACATTATTAATAAAAAATTTTATAGAGCATAAAGATTATATAAAACTTGCTTTTTTTTCGGCAGAAGCAAGTTTATCATCTTTAAACCAACACGGAGGACATAATAAAGAGACAATCCTTTTAACTGTAGATTGTTTCAAGAATTTTTGTATGAAAGCCGGAACAACTCGTGCAAATGAAGTCCGTCAATATTATATAAAAATGGAAAATATTTTACATAAATACATCCAATCAAAATTTTTAGAATTGAGAGATAAAGATATTCCACTTTTCAAAAAAGTGGAGCCAAACAACTTCGTTCTTTTTGCAGTTGCTAAATTCAAATACTTATTCTTAGGTCTTCTCTCTATGAATTCCATTGAAGAGTATAAAATGTTTGAAAATATTATTTATAAAATAATATTTTCTTCAAAAAAATAAAGATCCTTGAGAATTCATGAAATAGCGACAGTAAATAAAGCAACAGTAAAGCGAATAATACCAAAGAATAAGTATTTGAATTTAGCAACTGCAAAAAGAACGAAGTTGTATCGCTTCGCTGTGGCTCCACTTTTTTGAAAAGTGGATATATATGAGAACTTGTAGAAATAAATTGAGAAAAAATAAAACTCAAAAGATTAAAGGAAGAAAAACCAAGATAATAAAAAATAAGCGTAGATTTTTTACTGGTTTAATGGATATATTTCAATTATTTTAATACGATAATTCACATACGATAATTCAAATACTTATTTTCAAACCAATTATAGATGATTTTTTATTGGGATAATATTACTATTTGAAATAAAACTAATATCAGTATCATATAAATTAAATTTATTGGAAACTAATTTTCTAATTAATCTTGCCGTAAATAAAGAATTTAAATATATTTCATCATCACGAACAAATACTATTTTATTTATATTTTCTAAAAATTTTAAATTTTCAATTATACTACGTGGCGGTATATCATAGTTGAATGTTAATTCTACATTTTTATTTACTTCAAGAATAGAATTAATTATTTCAAATAATAAACTTTCAGTAAAGAATGATTTAAATCCATTCATACTCATACCAGTAGTTTCTTCAACTTTTGACGCGTCTTCATTCGTTACAAAATTAAATATAATATTTTTAATTTGTTTTAACTCTTTAAAGAATAGTGACTTACCTATATAATGACAACAATCAAATATATTATTTCCATATTCAATCTCTGATACGGAAATATTCTCGTTATCTCCATTCCAATTAAATGTTATAGTAAATTTGGTATATATATGTCCGTCTCTAGTGGTCATAGACATAATATCGTGCGTATTAAACTTAATATCTGTCATTTTATTTTCAATTAATTCAAATTTACTTAACGAATTATTATTATAATCCAACATTTCTTTTCTCGTTTCGTTCAATAAATATTTCAAGTCGTCTGTTTCTTTTCTTAAATTATCTATTAATTTTAAATTTCTTCCATTTTGTAATAGTAAATCAATAATATTCTGATGATTGTCGTCACAACATTCCATAATATTTTTAAATAATTTAAATATAACTTTAACAATTAATCCAAAAATTAATATAAAACTTAATAAAATAAAGCAAATGATAGATAAAATAACGAATAAATAAAATATTGTTTCATAATATAAATTAATAGTTGATTGGCTCATATTTGCTGATTGGTTCATAGTAAGGAATTGAAGTGATTTGTAATAAGGATAATAAATAACAATCAATTTTTTTATAAATATCGCGGAGAGAAATGAAAGATTGAAAATAATAGAGAATCCTTTTGGATACAATTTTATATTTATTAATAAATGGATATATATATATATAATGAATAAAGAGGAATTACGAATTAAATATCCAGACGCTTATAAAGGTAAAGGCAGTTTAAGCAAAAATTTAATAAAATTAACAAAAAAGGGTAGTAATGAGTTACTTCCTTTTGAATGGGTGGGAAAACATTTAATAGAAAATATTTTTTATACGTATTTATTAACAAAATATAAATCAAATTGTTATATTTTTAGTAGTAGTGGAAAGTCTGGTATTCTTTTACATATAGGGGAATTAAAAAAAGTATCTACACTTGGAAGCGATAATCCATTATTAAAAGAATTAAATCTGGGTGTAGATCATTTATACTCGTGTATTGTAAATCCACATATAAAAAGTAACATAATAATAATTCCGCTATGTCTGCAATGGAATGATACAGCAGCACATGCTAATGTATTAATTTATAGAAAGGATTTAAAACAATTAGAACATTTTGAACCAGAGGGAGTATTAGATGAGAAAACAGATGCTAATATAAAAGCATTAATAAAATTTTTTACATCACAATTAGGAAACAAATTAGGTTATGATGTAAAATATATACCAGCTTCAGAAGTTTGTGTAAATAAAAATATATTGGGAATTCAATTTATAGAAGAATTATTTAGTAATGTTAAAGATGTAACTAGCGGATTTTGTCTTGCTTGGTCTATGTTTTTTACTGAAATGGCGTTAAAAAATCCAACAATACCATCGGCAGAGTTACTTAACATAATTGTAGATAATATAAGTTCAAAACGTGATAATGTTAGCTTTAAAACTAAAGCGAATCAGTTTAGTCGATTAATTAGGGGATATGTTCTTATGATAAACGATAAAATAGTAAAATATTGTAAAACTTTATTTGGAGAGGATGTCAATATAAAAAAAATACTTACAATTGATGATGCTCAAGAAAGAACGGATATTTTTAATAAAATAAAGGCGATGGCTGCTTATGAAGCAGCAGTTACAAATCCTAACGTAAATTTAAAAAAAGTAAAAAACAATATATTTGAAAATATTTCTTCTCCATCCTCATCATACAATATAAACCCAAAATTATCAAAAGTTAAAAAGGATAAAACTTTAAAGAATATAAAAATTAAAGAAGAACCTGGTATAAAAAATTGTCCTGATGGAAAGATTTTAAATATAACCAACAATCGTTGTATAAAACCAAAATTATTAAAGGGTAAAACTGTTAAAATATTAAAAGAAATTAAAGAAGAAATTGCGATGAATCCGTGTCCCGATGGAAAAGTTTTAAATGTTATTACCAATCGTTGTGTAAAACCAAAATTATTAAAGGTTAAAAAGGATAAAACTTTAAAGAATATAAAAATTAAAGAAGAACCTGGTATAAAAAATTGTCCTGATGGAAAGGTTTTAAATACAATCAGTAATCGTTGTGTAAAACCAAAATTATCAAAAGTTAAAAAGGATAAAACGTTAAAGAATATAAAAATTAAAAAAGAACCTGGAATAAAAATTTGTTCTGACGGAAAGGTTTTAAATGTTATTACCAATCGTTGTGTAAAACAAAAACATTAAAAGATAAAAGGATTAAAAGATAAAAGGATTAAAAGATAAAAGGATTAAAAGATAAAAAGATTAAAAGATAAAAAGATAAAAAGATTAAAAAATAAAAAAATATTATGAATATGAATATATATATATATATATATGTTTAAGTTAACAACAAAAGATTTCATAAAAATTTTAAATTATTATGAAAAAGATATCCCAAAAAGTAAAGGAGATATAAAACGAAAAGCTGAAGATATATTAACACAAAAATTATGTTCTTGTATAAAAAAGGTTGGACCAAAAACCCAAGAAAATCGATCAATACGTATATGTACGAATTCGGTAGTGAATAAAAAAGGGTTATCTCGTGGAAAATTCAAATGTAAAAATGGACGAACTATACAATTAAAAAAGAAATTAAATAAGACATTAAAATTAGGTGGTACAAACAAATTCCCAGTCTAATTCGGCACATATCTTTTTCCAAATATTATCTTGTTCTATTAATTTATCTCTATCTTTCAACATAGGAATTTCTTTTAAATAATCATCTTCTCCTAATAATTCAAATAATTTAAATAAAACATAATAATAATGTAAAAAATTAACTCTATAATCAGGACAATGCTTCGCATAAGGATATTGAATTTCCATAAAGAAATTACATAATGTTTCTTCTAACTCTTGAGAGATAATCGGTGGTTTTATACCCATCTTATCCTTAATAAAATTTATATGTTCATAATATTTATTAAACCCTAATTTTTTTAATATATCTTTTGTCTTTAGATATGTCAATTTAGATTTATCTATTCTCTCTTTTTTTATTTGTAATTTAAGATTTTCAACAACTTCTGGCGGAATTTGTGTTGTTTCTTTACCTTGAAATTGTGCCAAAATTTCTTTAAAATGATTTATTTTTTTATAAGCATAAAAGCATATTTCTTTTGGAGGTTCTTTATAGGATGGTTTTTCATTCTCTATTAAATACTGTACGTTTGTATAACAAGAATTACATATTAATACCCCTTCATCATCTAACGGAATTAATTCACCTTTATAACAAGATTGGCAAATATCACTAGGCGTTATAAAAGAATTAATATCTAAAAAACTCTCATCAATATTACTCAAATATTTTGAAAATATATCATTATTATTATTTTCGATATTATTTATATTTGTATTATTCATTTTAAAAAATGAATCCAATATTTTATTTTTATTAGTTATTTCACCCGATGAAATATTTTTTTTATTTTCAAAATAATCAAAAATATATTTTGAATTATCTAAAAAATAATCATTCTTTTTATTTTTCAAATCACGAATATCTTCATTTATTTCTTTAATATTATCTTTTATATCCATAACTTGTTCAATTGTTAGAAAAGTTTCGGACTGATTATCCAATTGTTGTCGTAATTCTATTATTTTTTGTTTAAGTTTTGGAATCGTATCTTTAGTATTTTTATTAAATTCTGATACAAATTCTTTATGCTTTCCATCCAAAGTCATAGAATTTTTTTTATTTATTTTAAATTTTTTTATATTTTTAGGTTTAAATGACATATTATTTATATTATTTAATATCTAATTTTTAAATACTTATTATTTAATACTTATTATTTAATAGTTTAAATTAAATAATACTTTTCTTCCTTTTTAGTAATAATGACAAATAATTCGGATGAGATAAATATAAAACTTAAAAATGTTAGTGATAGTGGAGAAAAATGCGTTACCGTAATAGATAATGTAAAATTTCATAAAATGATGTTTTTATTTAATGCTATAAATGATGGATGGACTGTTAAAAAAAAAAATAATTCGTATATTTTTAAAAAAAAACACGAAAATAAAAAAGAGATATTTGAAGAGAACTATTTGCATACTTTTATGAGAACAAATATAGATATGAATACGCTACTCGCCAGAGGATCATGATCCCATGTATCCATAGCATTACGTTCGCTCTTTACAATTTCTAAATTCAAATACTTATTATTGAGTCTTCTCTCCGTGAATTAATCCAAGAGCTCTTTTCTTGAAGAAAATATTATTTATAAATAATATTCTCAACTATTTTAGACTCTTCAAAAGAATTCGTGGAGAAGACTCAATAATAAGTATTTGAATTTAGAAATTGTAAAAGATCGAATGTAATGCTATGGGTAAAGGGTTACGACCCTAGTTTACCTTCGTCGAGTAACTCGACGTGTCTTGCGACTTCCGCGACGACTTCCTCTTCGTCTGGTTCTACGGCGCCTTCCTCCGGTTAAAGACGATCCTGCAAGTGATGATAATCCGCTATTCATTATAATATATACAAACAAATTAAATTTATTTAAAATTCCAATTCCAATTCCAATTCCAATTCCAATTCCAATTCCAATTCCAATTCCAATTCCAATTCCAATTCCAATTCCAATTCCAATTCCAATTCCAATTCCAATTCCAATTTTAAAAAAAATTGAAGTTGTTTAAATCACTTTAAATACTTATACCTGTTACTCAGTTTCCTAAATCTTCAAGATGATGTCTCAACAATATACTTCAAATAACGGATCAAGTATTGCTAAATTTATCCCAGAATCGGGAAAGGTAAGTTTATTTATTCCATATGTTCCTGTGGAGTTATTCACAGACGATTTTCCATCAGCTGAAAATGTTATCGCGGAAATATTGAATAATGTTGGAATTTTCAATATCAAACGAATAGATATTTCAAAAAATAAAAATGGGAATATTATGGGTTTTGTTCATTTTAATTACTGGGAATCATCCTCAGCAATTATGTGTATCCGAGAAATAATGGAGGTTCAGGGATTTTACCAGATTAATATAAATTTGCTGGGAAATATGCGATACATAAGGCTCATGTATAATAAAAATCCGATCCCTGATATTGAACCAGAACTTAACATAGAACAACTCGCAGCTATTCTAGAATCAGCCGAAAAAAGAATTATTGACCTAACAGATAACGACATAAAACAAAAATCACGAATTGAAGAATTGGAAAATCTTGTCTCGGAACAAAAACATCGTTACAATACTGAATATGATGAGTTGCAATCAAAATTTGAAACAACGACAAAAGAAATTGCTTTTGTTAAAAATGAATTAGCCAATTCAACCCACGGATTACAATACTTATTTCGGGAGTGGAAAATTGAAAGAGATGATTTTAAATTAAAAGAAACGAGTTATGAAGACAAACTAAAAAAGATGGAAAAAGAAGTAATTTCTACCGCAGATAGGAACATATTTCTGAGTGATAAACATAGAACAATATCTTTTGAAAGTGACCAAAAAACTTGGAAAATTGAAGCTCTACAAGAAATAATTAAAAACTTTGCGACAGACATCGAAAAAATGGAAAATGATATTACATCTATGAATAATGCAAAAAAACTTGCGGATTTGGAATTTAAAAAGGTTCTTACACATTATAGCGAAAATATTTGCGAACTGGAGAAAATGCGTCAAGTAAACAGCACATTATCAAATAGTTTAAAGTACGAAATAAAAATGAAAAATGATATCGTCACTCTAGCACAGAGACAAACACAATCGGTACAAAGATTACCACGTTCAAACGAAGTCGTTGATACTGATATGAGCCAAGAATATCAGAATATTTTGCTGATGTCGTTACAATATGCAGCCTCCACCAATTCCGATACAGAACAAAGACAAACATTTAGTCCGTTGATATCAAATGAAGAAGATGAATCTGATATTGATACTGTTTTAAAAGATATGTACGTCAAGGATGAAGAAGATCACAAACGATTTCAAGAAGCATTAATGGAGGGATTTAAAGCGGAGGAAAAAGTATTAATGGAAAATTATGAAGAGTTTGATTTCTTATATGATGTATAAATAATTTCTTCAACCAAACTCGCTTATTTCACTCACAATTTGTTTATGTTTTATGTTTATTTAAATGTTTATAATTTGTTTGAATTTATATTAATTAAATTAAATAATTTTTTCTCTCGTTGAATTCAATTGAACGTCTAAATGATTAAGATTCTCTCTCTTAGAAAATATATATATAACAGGAAGTTAACAGAAAAATCAAATCTATTTTGTGGGGAAAATAGATAGAGAAAAAATTGTTTATTTAATTAAATATTACAAACAAATAATGTGGTTTTTTATGTGATTATTTATATGTTGATTAAACTACTACAGCAACAACAGCACAATACTTATCATCTACAAGTTTACGCGCCGCTTCATTACTAAACATCATACAATTAATACCGGCTCTACACATCGAACACACAGGCATTTGGTTTGGGCGTAATGTATCCAGATATCTGGTTATACAAGTGTTACATACTTTATGTTTACAATTTAGCTCAACACATTCTTCTCCGCCCATATTGTCAAGGCAAATCGGACAAGATTCCGGTTCTTCTTCCTCTTCATCTTGTTCCGGTTCTCCATCTTGTTCCGGTTCTTCATCTTGGACTGGTTCCGGTTCTCTTCCACCTTGTTTTTGCTGTGGGTCCGGCTCTTGAGTCAAATCAATCATCACCGATACCGGTTTAAGTCTAGCGTTAAATTGAAATTTCCGCTGAATTTGTACTGGTTGATGTGTTCGGTGATATTCATCGGATTCTTCGGAAGCGGTTATATACACCGCAATAGCCGCTTCTCTTACCCGCTGAGAAGCCTCATATTCTCTTCGGATATCTTCAAATCTTCTAGCCAATAGATTCATTTGTCCGGTTCTTTCTCGCACTATTCGAGCCGTATCAGCTAAATTGTTAGCTATCTGCTGCCGTCTTGATAATCGAACCGGAACTCCAAGAGCCACCATAGAATTTTGGTGTAATTGCCGCGTCTCCGGAGTAAATACCGATGCTGATATGATACGAACCGCTTCCCGGTTGATTACTCCGTCAATAGGAGTTGTTAAAATTTTCTCGTAATATTTATGGACTAAATATACTCTCATATCGTCATCCCCTCTAGGGGAATTTACATCCCGTAAAATGGTGAGTTGTGTCGAATGTAACTGATTAATCCATCTTCTTAAATATTCCGGGTATTGATAAGCAATACTATAATCCGAAATACGGGTTATTCGGCATTTTAATTCGTCTACCGATCGGTGAGTACAATACCTGATAGTATGTCCCGGTTGTCTACAACTGGGATTTCCGCATAAACGGGGTCCTCTAACCAGAGGAATAATAGCGACATTTGGTTGTTGTTGAATTGATGACATTTTAAAGCTTTTAGCAAGTATAACGACCCGGTATCAGCTCTTTCCATTCTAGAAACATTCATCAATTTTTTTTATTAGAGTGCTTTACATATCTAACTAAAAATAGAATAAATTAATACACCCAATAAAAAAATTTAATTACTTAAATCAATAACAAAACAACGGTGGTGATGGGATATGGTAATCGGGATTAATCCTAAACTCCGGGTTCTTGAACCGGGACACAATACTTATCATCTACAATTTTACGCGATGATTCATTTATAAACATCATACAATTAATACCGACTCTACACAGCGAACACACCGGGTCTTGGTTTCTGCGTAATGTATCCAGATATCTGGTTATACATAAATCGCAATATTTATGCCCGCAATTTATTTCGACCAACGCTTCGTCTAAAGGTTCCATACAAATGGGACAATCTCCAAATTCTTCGGCGTCTACGACTTCTTCCGGGTTAGGGTCTTGAACGGGTTTTATAATAACAGCTATATCCGGGAACTTGCGTTGATTGAGAACCCCGTTAGTATGGGTTCTATTATATTCTTCCAGCTCATCATCAAGCCTTATATATGCCTGAAGCGCGACTTCTCTTAATCGATGTGTGTCTTCTATTAATTGTTCAGTTTCTACATGTTCCGCCATAAGCACATTTATTCTTCTAGAAGATGATGCAATTATTGTACTATATGCGGCTAGATTGTTTCGAGCAATATTACGATCCCGTATCAATCGTTCTCCCGGCGATATTCGGTACTGAACTCCAAGACTTTCCATAAGATCCCGAAGGTTTGATAGTATCATCGGCGTAAATGAAATGGATGCCAGTTCACGAATTCTAGATTCGTTAATCGTACCATCGGCAAGAGGTATCGACAAAATCCGTTGATAGTAATGATGAATTATTGCTTCTTTCATTTCTCCCAGAGTAACACGAGTAGCAATACTATTTACAACTTTCACAAAAAGTATTGATATACTCGTCGTAGGTAACCTGGAACTAACCCACCTTTTTATAAATTCCGGGTATTGGTAAGCAATACTATAATTTGAAACATTTACCGCTAGTGTTCGTAACTCAGCAACGGATGAGTGATTACATGTCCTTATGGTATGTCCAGGTTGTCTACAACTAGGATTTCCGCATAATCTTTGATTTCTAACCGGTTCCGGAACCGGAACCGGAACCGGAACCGGAACTGGAACCAGACCATTAAATTGTTGAGGATTGATAGAGAACATTTTGAAAGCTTTAAGCGGGTAAATAAGACCAGTATCACCTTTTACTAGTTAGAAATAAACTTCAATTTTTTTGTATTTAATATGAAATTTCAAATACTAAAAATGGATTGTAACATCCAAATATTTTAATTTCCTTAAGGAAAATATTATTTAATAAATAATATTCTCAAATTCTCAAATTAAGTCATTAACATAACTTAAAACCCACCAACTAACCGAGCACCAATAGCTAGACCCGATCCGGCAACGGCGGTAACTCCCATAGCAGGGAGATAAGTATCAAGGATAGAATATGTAGCCGCGGCACTTAAAGCGAGCATACAAATTTCCTCAATATTTAATGAACGTTTAGGAATGGCATAAGCACAAATACTAACCATTAAACCCATAACAAGATACTTAATAATTCGCTTAATGAGTTCCGAAATATCCATCATTTCTTATATAATTTAAAAAGAAAAAAATATATATGCGATAAAACAATTTAAAAACATATCTTTATTAATATTAAATGTCAAGTAATTCAAAATCAGGGAAATCGGTAAAATATGAGAATAAACTAACGAAGGATAAAAAGGAAAATCCAAAATATGTTGATTTATTAGAGGAGGATAAACCAATAGCGAATCAAAAATTTGTTTGTGTTTCTTTTGTCTCTCCTGAAAAAATCCTAAAACAAAAAGAAATGTTCTTTTTTGAAGAATTCCTAAAGACTTGGGATTTTTCCAAGAGTATGGATAAATATATTCAATTCTTAAATTTTATCAGTTATAAATATAATCTCACATTTGACGATTTAACGAACGATTTTAAAGATTTTGTAAAGGAAGAGCATGAAACATTATCTAAATCAACTATGGATGATGACTACAAGACATTTTTTGACAAGAATGAAGAAAAATTAGAAAATAAATTTAATATTAAACATAACTTCCAGACCGCAACAAGAGGATTAAAAATTCGCGGTGTTTATCCCACTCAAGAAGAAGCAGAATTAAGATGCAAATTATTGAGAGAAATGGATCCTAACCATGATGTATTTGTTGGTCCAATTGGGCTTTGGATGCCTTGGGATCCTGAAGCATACAAGACCGGAAAGGTCGAATATATGGAGGATGAATTAAATCAGTTAATGCATGAAAAGGGAAAGAATGAATCGTTCGCAAAACAAGCATTCGATACTCGTGTAAAAGAATCCAAGAAAAAGGCAATCCAGGAAAATATCGAATTGGCTGAAAAGACTGGATCATCTCTTACTCAAAATATCGACGAAGAAGGTAACCTATATGGTGTTAATACTCAACAAATTAAGTTAGATAAAAAGAAGGAAGAAACAAATGAAGCCATTTCTGTTGCCGATATCAGGTCAGAATTATTTGAAGGAGATGATATTATAATGAAACCATACAAAAAATAGGGGGGTTGTGACCCCCTTACCCCCGCAGCTTCGCTCTTTTTGCAGTTGCTAAATTTAAATACTTATTCTTGGGTTTCTCTCCACAGTTTTGTTTAAGGATTAGAATTTTATGGAAAATATATTTATGATAATATATTTTCTTGGAAGAATTGAGTCTTGGATTATATTCATGGAGAGAAGACTCAAAAATAAGTATTTAAATTTAGCAACTGCAAAAAGAGCGAAGCTCGGGGGTTAGGTGGTCATGACCCCCTATTATTGGGTTTCTCTCCACAGTTTTGTTTAAGGATTAGAATTTTATGGAAAATATATTTATGATAATATATTTTCTTGGAAGAATTGTGTCTTGGGTTATAATCACGGAATAGCGACAGTAAACGGAGCATAGAAGACTCAAAATAAGTATTTAAATTTAGCAAATGCAAAAAGAGCGAAGCTCGGGGGGTAAGGGGGTCACGACCCCCTATTATTAAAGGTTGTGTTATATTATGAAACCACTTAAAAATAAAAAAACTGAAAAAACTGAAAAAACTGAAAAAAAAAGAGTATTAAAAAATACAAATAAAAAAAATAAAACTAATAAAAATAAAAATAAAACTATTAAAAGAAGAAATATTAAAATGGTCTCTCCTTTAATTCGCTTTTACGATAATGATAAATTAAATATTAAACATTTTAAAGAACAATTGAAATATGTAGAACCTATATTTGTAGATAATACCCCAAATAAAGAAATATTAAACGGATTTCCTTCTAGTTTATATACTACAAAATTTCTAGAAACAAATCCAGATAATAAATTCGCATTATATTTAAAATCTTTAAATAATCGGGAAGTTGGAACAGATATTGGATTTTCAGAAAAAGATGCTAAGAACTTGAAAAAATGGGCTAATAGATCAGCTAGAGAAAAAACGGTGGTTTTTGATTGGGATGGATGTCTCTCTACTATTGAAGGTATTATTGTTCCAAATACTCTAAAAATGGAGGAAGACTATAGACAAAATGGCATTACCGATACAGATATTGCTATCTATTATGCCGGCGGGAAAAAAAGATTTCAAATGTTGAAACAAATATTTCAATATTTAAATAAAAAAAAAGTTCGTGTCTTTATATTAACGAATAATCCAACAGCTTCTTGTAAAATTCAATCATTTTCTAATATTGGATCTAACACAAGAGATAATTTTTATAAAGTTGCTAGACAAATTATCCCACAAATTAATAAAGAAGATATTTTATGTGGATATGATGACGATTGTGTAAAACCGGTTACTTTCTTGAAAAATGACTATTTAAGAAATGTTTATTTTACAATACAATACAATACAATACAATACAATAATATAATGTAATATTATATGGGGGATAATCCTTATAAATTTACTACAGAAGAAGGTGAAATTGCAGAACCAGGTCAAGAAAATATTAATTTATTTATAACAAATACTTTAGAAACGTTAACTTTTTTATTAACAGAATCTTCAAAGTCTCAACAAGAAACCAATAAAATTCTGATAAAGTTAACTAAGGATGTGAATGATATTAAAAAAGGAGCAAGATCGGAATCAGTACCAGAACAAGGGATGGAAATGGGACAACTTTTATTAAAGTTAAAAAAAAGAGACGATGAAATAGAATTATTGCGTAAAACAATCCAAGATAATATTAGTAGTGTCAGTACTTCATTAAGTAGCACAAGTAGACCAAGTATTTTAAGTAGCTCAAGTACATCAGCTATATCATCTATATCATCTATATCATCTACAGGAGTTGATACAATCGAATATGGGATTGTACAAGATGGACTTGTAGTAGCTGACAGGATTTATGATAATAAATTACATAAATCTAAAGATAAACTTACAACTGAAGATATAAATGATGTGGCTGTTTTTCATTCTGGTGCAACTAAAGCAAATGAGCTTTTAGATAATTCTATAAAAATTTTAACAGAATCATATAATTCCTTTCTCAGGATGACTCCTACTTTAAATTCAAAATCAATAACATTTTTTTTTATAAATTTTATGTTGCAAATTTTAAGATTTATACTTTTCTTTTTTATTTGTAACCATTATCGTACTATGAATATAGCATATAGTGTTATTGATGTATTCGTACCTCAAGTATTACTAATTCCACCAATACCATTTATAAATCCTAATATGTTTTTTAAAGCTATAAATACTCTTTGCTCTCCGCTTTATATTATATTAGAATTTTTTATATATGTATTTTTAATTCAGTTTATTTTTGAAGTATTTGATTATGAAATAAATATTATGACTCCTTGTACAGTATTATTATTGACAATTTTAAGAACATTTAAAGATAGACTTATATATATTTCTGAAACCGATGTATCGACTCGTGTCGTAAATGCTGGAAAAAGGGTATTATTTAAAACTTTTAACGAAATAATTGAAAGTGATATGTTTGTAGATGCTATGGGTAATATGACCGAACTACAAGCAAATATTACAATAGCATTAAACGACATAGCGATTAAAGCCGGAGAAAAGATAGCAGGAGAAATACTTATCGTAACTAAACAGGCTATTGGTCATATTGCTCATATTAGTTATGATATGGCGTCTAGGGAACTAATTTCTGATACAGTAATAGATTTAGCTCAAAAGACATTAGCTGATATGATATCAGATCCTACACTTCAACAACAATCTTTACAGTTAGCATCCCAAACAATTATGGGGTTGGTATCCAACCCTGAGGTACAACAAGGAGCTATTGATATGGCGATATCAACAGTTGATGGATTATTGGTTAATAGCGAAACACAGCAATCAGTACTTTCATATACAAAAAACACAGTAGTTGGACTACTTCAAAGTCCAGAGGTTATTAATGCAGGTGCATTAGCAGCATCAACTGCAGCATCATCAGCATTATCATCTGCAATTCCTATAAGTGGTCTAATAGGTAGTACATTCTCATCTTTTTTAACTGGTAAAAAATCTAAGGAAGTACTATCATTACCAGGAACATTTGGTGGAAAAAATAGAACAAAACGACGACGATCAATTCGAAATAAAACAAAACAAAGAAGGACAAAACGAAATAGGACAAAACGAAGAAGGACAAAACGAAAATGCATCAACAGATAAACGAATATCTTATAAAATATTATTGATTATCATTAATATTTTATTAATTGCGCTTTCGGGAAATCGAATCCCGGGATAAAGATTGGAAATCTTTCATGTTACCACTACATCAAAAGCGCGAACGTCCGGATTGCTGGGATTGAACCAGCGACATTTTGAGATCTGTTAGACACCTACAATCAAAAGCTCTACCACTGAGCTAAATCCGGATTTGTAATAAAGTATTTGATATTACTCAATTATACTTTATTACAAATAGTTATAGTATATTCTCTTTAAGTAGTTTTTATTTAATATATATTATATCAACCTTTAAAAAAGGTTGATCCAAACAAATTCGTTCTTTATTGCTTCACCTAATTCAAATACTTTTTCTTTGGTCTTTCTATGTTTCGCTATTCTTTTGAGGAATATAAAATTATTAAAAATATTATTTATAAATATATTTTCTTGAAAGAAATAGAGTCTTGGATTAGATTCACGGAATAGCGAAGCATAGAAAGATCAAAGAATAAGTATTTGAATTTAGCAACTGCAAAAAGAACGAAGTTGTTTGGATCAACCTTTCTTAAAGGTTGAGTTGAGTTGAGTTGAGTTGAGCTAGTTGTAAAAAAATTGAAACAACTTAAAGATATTATATTATATTCATATTATCACACAAAATGGATTTAAATCAACGCAAACTTACAAGATCTGAATGGAATAATATTGAAATTCCTGTTAATGATGAAGAAAAGGAAGTTCTCTCGTTAATTATGAGAGGATATAGCGATGTAAATATTAAATATAATAAATCTAACTCACTTTTTGGATTTTTAAAAATAGATTATAACGAGATAATGGAAGATTATCTGTTCAATATGTATTTTTCAAAAAAAATAACAGAATTGAAATTGAGTTATATATTAGATTCGGATATATTTATTTGTTCGATAAAATCCAATCCTGTAATAAAAAAAGCAGATATAATACGAATAGAAAGAAATGATTCTGGGAAATTGAATAAATCCAAATGTTTCGAATATCTTCTTGTTGATATTATTGAAAATATATTAAAATATAGAAAACATAAAAACGATAAATGGTTAATACAATATTTTACACTTTACAAATTATCCAAATTATCTATAACAAATATAAATCGTCATATCTTAACAATCATAAGAAATCTTATTTGTAAATTAGAAACGGAAATTAATATGATTGATGTAATTTCAAATTCTGTTTCTTTCATAGAAAAAAATGAATTATTATTAAAACACGCTGATATGATGCTTTACGAACATCAAAAACAATTAATGTCTGTTATTAAATTATCGGGACCAAAATTAATCCTATATATTGCTCCAACTGGAACAGGAAAAACACTTTCTCCTATTGGAATATCAGAAAATAAAAAAGTAATCTTTCTTTGTGCTGCCAGACACGTAGGATTAGCGTTGGCAAAAGCAGCAATATCAGTCGGTAAAAAAATCGCGTTTGCTTTTGGATGTGAAAGTGCAGATGATATCAGACTACATTATTTCGCAGCAAAAGAATTTAAAATAAATAAACGTTCGGGTGGTATCGGAAAAGTGGATAATAGTATTGGAGATAAAGTGGAAATTATTATTTGCGATATTAAATCCTATCTTGTTGCTATGTACTATATGAAAGCATTCAATCCTATTGAAGATATTGTAGTATATTGGGACGAACCAACAATAACTATGGATTATGAAACCCACGATCTTCACGAAATTATTAAACGTAATTGGTGTGATAATTTAATACCAACTGTAATATTATCATCGGCTACATTACCGAAAATACACGAATTGCCGGAAACTATCGCTGATTTTAAATCCAAATTCCCTGACGCAGAAATACATAATATCGTAAGTCATGATTGTAAAAAATCCATTCCAATTATTAATAAAAATGGATTTGTTGTATTACCACATTATTTAAGCGATGATTATAATAAAATAAAGGAGATTGTATTACACTGCCAAAATAACTTGTCTTTATTAAGATATTTAGATCTAAAAGAAATCGTCGAATTTATCATATTTATCGAGTCGCATAATATCGTCCCAATTAATTATTCTATACATCGTTATTTTACAACTATCGATGATATTAATATGCAGAATATAAAATTGCATTATCTAAGAATATTAGATAAAATTCCTCCAGAATTATGGAGAGCAATTTATGAAACTGTTAATGAAAATAGAGTTAGTAGAATTCAATCAAATAATTGTATCGATACAAAAGGAACAAAAATTAAAAAGGCAGTTAGTATCGGACCAGGAAGTATTACTCAAAAATACAGCTTTAGTTCAACTGATATTGCCGGACAACCCATCACAAGATTAACTAGTCTTCAAGTACCGTTACCTATGACTACATCTATGACTACAAATACAAATACAAATACAAATACAAATACAAATATTGCCAAAGAACAACCAGGAATTTATATAACAACAAAGGATGCCTTTACATTAACAGATGGTCCGACTATATTTCTAGCTAATGATGTAAATAAAATTGCCAAATTCTGCATCCAACAAGCAAATATACCTTCAAAGGTTATGGAAGATATAATGGAAAAGATTGATTTTAATAATAGAATAAATGAAAAAATACAAATATTAGAACAAGAATTAGAAGATCTTAGTGTAGAAAAAGAAAAAGAAAGCGATCAATCTGATAAAAAAAATAGTAAAAAGGATACAAAATTTAAACTACCTACAGGCGATGAATCTGGTATTAAACACGATAAACAAGAAGAATTGGATTATTTAAGAACTTTGATAAAATCGGCTCAATTAAACGAGACATTTATTCCAAATAAATTACCACATTTAAAAAAATGGGCTTCTGATATAGATATCGTAAATGTAGAATCATCCGCATATACAAGCGATGTAGATGAAACATCCATTATAGATATTATGATGTTAAATGATGTTGATGATAGTTGGAAAGTATTATTATTAATGGGTGTAGGTGTATTTACTAACCATCCAAGTATAGCTTATACAGAAATTATGAAAAAACTGGCAGAACAACAGAAATTGTATTTAATTATCGCATCTAGTGATTATATATATGGAACAAATTATCAATTCTGTCACGGTTATTTAAGCAAAGATATGTGCCTAACACAAGAAAAAATTATTCAAGCATTAGGTCGTATCGGTAGAAATAATATACAACAAAATTATTCCATCCGTCTTCGTGATGACGACCAAATAATAAAACTGTTTTATGTTGAAGAAGATAAACCTGAAGTACGCAATATGAACCTACTATTCTCAACACTTTAAAAATTGTTTATTGTTTATATTTGATTTGTTTATTATTTATTTTTTGATTAAAATAAATAATTGGAGCAAGAATATTTAATTTTATTATTAACTTACATAATAAAACTATAAAATTAAAAATAATATTCTCAATTATTCAACACTCTTTAATAAATTGTGGAGAGAAAAGATAATAAGTATTTAAATTTAATTACAACAAAACACGGACTAATGAGTCTATATTATACTCCTCTACACATAGGACAATTTATTAATCCAGCAGTTATACACCCAGTTCTACATTCACGACACATAATATGAAGACAATCCATAAAATAAGAGCCTAAGCGACACTCGTTACCACTATTCCAACAAATCATACATTCTCCAGATGATCGTATTGGAGCTGCTTGTATCACTACTGGTATTGGTGTCGGTGCTTGATTTGGAAATGGTCTAATATACAATGCTACACAGTCTCTATTGTATCGATCTCTTACGGTTTCTATAGCAGAATTTACAATAGGATCTGATTCCTCTGCAATTATCCCGTTTTCTATGGTTTGTGCGACTTCTACAAGTTCATATTGGTTTACGTCAAACCTATAATCTCGTAATATATTTATATTTAATTGAGAAATCATCTCATCAATCGATAAATTGTTGGAAACTTCATAATTTTTCGTAAGACAAGTATATACCTGTTTTACATAAATATTCACGTTCGATACATTATTATCATCATTAACTTGTGATTGAATCATCATCTTTAATACACGAATAATTAATAATAATAGTTATTAATATTAATCAATTTTTTTTATTAGTTTTTCTATTTCCTTTTCTATTTTGGGATCTTATTCTTGTTCTTATTCTATTATTTCTTCTATTTTTTGTTTTATTATTTCTTCTATTTTTTGTTTTATTATTTCTTTTATTTTTTGTTTTATTTATTTTCTTTTTTGATTTTTTCCCACCTCCATTTCCCATTTTACCACCACCATCATCATTATCACTAACCTCCTCCTCACCAGCATCAGCATCATCATCATATTTTTGAGATCCTTGAGATTCTTGAGATTCTTGAGATTCTTGAGATTCTTGAGTCATTTCACTTTGAGTAGCAGGTTGTTGATTTTCGGCATCTGGGCTTGTCAATTCTGAAATTAATATAGGAGTAACTTTTTCAATTAATGATAAATAGCCTCTTGTATTAAGATCATTAACCCCCATAATTTCTAATTTATAAATAGTATATTTATTATCATTCTCCATACCATTATTAGGATTTGAAATAATCCGTTGGTCTGTAGTTTTCGAGATATATTTAAATACAGTAAAACTATTAAGCAATATCTCACGCTCTCCTCTTTCCAATATTCCAGTTATTAATGTTAATGGCATACCTGGTTTTAAATCTATTTGTAATATAATATTTTCTTTTCCATCTTTATAATTTGTAGCAAAAGTAGCAGCTGTCTCTATAGCAAATGACGTAGACATAAAAAAAGGAAATTCAATAGTTTCTTGGTTTCCAGCTATTATATGAGATAAAAATGGTTCTATTAATGTAATAGAACCTCCAATACCACTATATACTGGTATATCTTCCTCCATAACCTTTACAGGCCATCTCAATAAATTATCGTGAAAATATTTTGCATTTGCAACTTCTCGTTTAACCATCGATTCTATATCAATAGATCCAAATGCAAATGAATCTGTTCCATACTCAACTGCATCCTTATTTTGGGTATCAAAATATCTTTGAAATCGTCCAAGCTTAGTAGCTAACTCTTTATAATTTGGTCTTGATTGACCTAATAAATATTTTACTATATTATATGTTATTGGCATGTTGTTACTCATAACATAATCATCAGGATCAGTCTCTCCTTTATAACTACGAATTCTCTCATAAACACAATAACGTTCATTACCAGTTTTAGTACGATCGCCGACACAATCTAAATCATTTAAAAAATCGGCAGCAACTATTAAATTTATTTTTTGTTTTAGAGTTAATACAGTTTCTACAGTTTCTACAGTTTCTACAGTTTCTACATCTTGATAAATAGTTTTAGGGTTATATTTATCCGCTATATCATAATTACCAATACCTACACCTAATCTGTTATTGCGTATTGTTTCATAACCAGGAACATACATTAAATCACGATATTCTTTTTCAATTTTTCTTCTTGCTTCTTCTTCTGGTACAGATTTACCTTTTTGCGATAATAGGTCAGTACGCATATCAGTTTTTTTCCCAGTTATTTTAAATTGTAATTTAGGAGGCATTTAATATAACTCAATACTATAATTCTCTCCTTCGCTCGTATATTTTCCAATAATAGTTGGATTAAATTTATTAATAATAATATCTTCCGCTTGATAAATATTTCCATTTTTATCTAAATAATAAATAATACCTCGAATATCTTGACCCCAAACTTCCATCTTTTGCGAATTTTGTATTACAATTTCAGGAACATTAATTATCATTACAGTTGATGAATTATCTACTACTATGTTATCTTCTTCTGTCGCTATTTCCGGTTCAACTACTTCAGATTCTTCCACTTCCATATCCCCTAACGGAGTCCCTTTTAAATGCGTTCCGCAATATATATTATCGTCTTTTTTCCGACGAGTACACTGCTCATTATTTGCCCGTTTCGCACAACATCTATCATTCAGAGGAACGGAATTCTTCACACGCTTACGCTTTATAAAATCATCTTTACTGAAAGATAATCTCTCATAATCATAAACATATTGTAATAACTTATTTATGTTGTCGTGATTTATCCCCAAATTTACAGATTTATCTCGAATATTATTTTTAAATGTCGTTAAATATAATTCTAGCTTTTTGTTTGCTCTTCTATCCATATTTCAGTTATAATATTAATATGTTGGGTTATTTTTAGTTCAATTTTTATTATTAATATAATAATAAAAAGGGCTTAAAGAAGGGGTTTCAACAAGTCTTACGTTCGCTCTATAACAATTGCTAGCAAGCGAAGCTTTTGGATACACCTTTTCCAAAGGAGTAGCTTTCGCGTTTGGTCGTTCTTTTTTACAAATTCAAATACTTTTACTCTTTCTCTCCTTGAACTTATTCCAATAGTATAAATTATATACATATTATTTATAAATAATATTTCTTGTTGATATTGAGGTCTTGAAATGAGAATATGGAGAGAAAGAATAGATGGAAAGTATTTAAATTCGGTAATTCCAAAAGAATGAAAATGTTTGGAACAACATTTTATTATAAATGTTGTAGAATTAAGAAACTACAAAATATAAATATAATTTATAACTTGATAATATGGCGAATATATTAACAACGATATTAGTAATATTTACTATTTACTATGTCACGACTCAAATCTTACAATTTTATGGAATAGGGAGAGATGTTTATGGTGTATATTTAATATTTTTTATTTTTATAGCAATAACATCGGTTATAATTAAAAAAGATTATGCAAAATTAGATGATATGTAATTTAATGATTATTAATTGAAATATTTTAATCATTAAAGCTATAAATATAATTAATATTAAATAGAAACTTTAACATTAACTATTATTTTCATTAATTGTTAATTATATTTAATAATTAATGTTAATTATTTAGTATATTTGTATTAGTTTATTAATTTAAATATTTTTCAATAATATGAGTAACTTAAATTCTATAAACATTCAAAGTACTAACATTACTACAAGGAATTTAAATGTTCGTACCATTAATGGTATTCCATTTGGAAATATATTACAAAATAGGAATAATTGTGGTGGTAATTGTAATGATTGTAATTGTTGTAATGACTGTTATGATTGTAATGATTGTAATGATTGTATTCAAGGTGATACAGGACCAACAGGTCCGGCTGGATCGGGTTCTGGTTCAGGAGGAACTGGATACACGGGTCCTACAGGACCTGGAATAAATTTATTAAATATAATAGATAATACTATTAATTATCAATATGTTTTTTCAGATAGTAGTAATAATTTATATAATAGTGACACAATACAACTTGTATCAAATAATATCGGTGGTTCAGATATAATGGTTACTGGAAATTTAATAACTAATGGTTCAATGTATTGTTCACCTAATTCGCTTCATATTGGTACTATAAAACAATCACAAGTATATGGAAAAGATAGTTTTATTCAAGCAACTGGTATTACTGGAATGGTATTTAAATTTACAGACGAACAATATTTTGCAACAGGGTTTACTGGTATGCCCGGACCATCAGGAATATTTACAAGTGGATATACAGGAGAAGGATTTAATCCAGAATATCATAATTCATTATATGTTACAAGTAAAGGATTTTATGGATTTATATCTAACTGGACTACAGATTCAAGTGGTGTAATGCATAATAATGGTACATATCATTCATTACAAGGAATTAAAGTATCTGATACAGGTACTACAGGATTTATAAATACAACAAATATAATATTCGATCCTTCGGAATTTAATATATATCCACAAGGACCCACGGGAACAATAATGGTTAAATTAAATCCAGGATTATCTGGATTGACAAGTTATACAGGTGAAATTGGTGATACAGGATCTACCGGGGAAACAGGATCTATGGGATATACAGGACCAACGGGATCTACTATATCTGTTGGTCTTACTAGTGACTTAAATCCATATTCTAATATAAATACTATTTTATTTGATACTGATTCTGGGTTTGATGTTTCTAATAATTCATCTGGAACAGTTACAGTTTCTATGAATAGTACATTTAAATATTGGAACGTTAATGATGCTTCTGGATTAGCTGCTTCTGGGGTTGATACTGTTAATTTTATAGCAGGAAATGATATTGATATTAGTTTTAATAATACTACAGGTTCCAAATCATTAACAATTAGTTATACTGGAATTGGTACTACTGGATATACTGGATATACTGGAGTAACTGGTTCAACAGGCGATACAGGATCAACAGGAGTAACTGGAATTATGGGTCCGACTGGGTATGTAGGAGTAATGGGAACAACTGGACCAACTGGTAATTTTGGAGGAATATTAACACAGGATATTATACCAAATTACACAGACACTTTAAATTTGGGTAGAACTGGTTATCGGTTTAATGAGATTCATGCGAATTTTCTTTATGCGAATCATGTTTATGCAAGTTTGAATACAATTAATTTTATAGATGATTATGGTGTTATAGTTTCATCAATTAGTGCAAGTGAATCAACTGGAGGGATTACAATGCCGTTGGGATCAACAATAGGCGGAGTAAATCCAGGAACAATAAAAATATTAGGTGTAGTTACAAGTACAGACCAATTAGTTACTTATAACAATTCAATTATAGGTGACGGATATATATATAATTCTATTGATGTATCAAATTCAGTATTAATGGTATGTAATACTGATGTAAGTGGTATGGGAACGTCTTGGTTAGATGTAAGTGGGTTCTGGACAAATTGTGGAAATATAACAGGACCAAAAGGAGATATTGGAATTCAAGGATCTATTGGAATTCAAGGACCAATTGGAATTCAAGGATATACTGGAGATACTGGATCTACTGGTTATACTGGAGTAACTGGATCTACAGGCTATACTGGAGTAACTGGTTATACTGGTTATACCGGTTATACTGGAAATACAGGAGTGACTGGATCTATAGGAGTATCTGGTGATACTGGATCAACAGGATCTACTGGTTATACCGGTCCTATCGGAACCCCAGGAGTTGCAGCTAATACTGGAGCAACAGGTCCTACTGGTTCTACTGGTTATACTGGTCCTATCGGAACACCAGGAGTTGCAGCTAATACTGGAGCAACAGGTCCTACTGGTTCTACTGGTTATACTGGTCCTATCGGAACACCAGGAGTTGCAGCTAATACTGGATCTACTGGAGTAACTGGTGATACTGGATCAACAGGAGTTACCGGTGATACAGGATCAACAGGAGTTACTGGTGAAACTGGATCTACAGGAGTTACTGGTGAAACTGGATCTACAGGATCAACAGGAGTTACCGGTGATACAGGATCAACAGGAGTTACCGGTGATACAGGATCAACAGGAGTTACCGGTGATACAGGATCAACAGGAGTTACCGGTGATACAGGAGTAACAGGAGTTACCGGTGAT